TGAACATTTGCGGAGCAACACCCCGTTGCATTTTTTGCGCCAATGCCACCGATGGGCTAGACGCATAAGCGTGTGTTGCCAAACTGAATGGTATTGACGCCACAGCCTCGATTGGGTTGGTAATCATTGACCGCGTAGCTGTTCCAGAATCACCAACAATCGGCTTGAATGCCTGAGCGAAGCGTGCAGCGTTGTAAAGGTCGTTGCCCGTCTTGCCAAAAGAATAGCCCGTTCTGTCAGTCCTTTGAAGAACATTTGCCAGCGTAGCCCCGCTCACGTTGCCTGTTGAAGGGTTTACAACACCAGGCTTCATGACGGTCATCAAAGTACGATATTCGGCCCGCGCTTTTTTGAAAGCGTCCAATGTTGACCCGCTCAATCCTTTTTGAAGTTCATCATCAACCAAGTCCTTAACCTGCCCGAGCGCCATGCCCACTTGTCGATCGCCGTTTGCACTGGTCATTTGGTTGTATGCAGCTTTGTTGAGCTTGCTTGCCAAATCCTGAAGCTGTCGGTTGGTTGCCTCACCTTTCTCGGCATACGACACATAACGCTTCACAAGTGGATTGTCCACAATACTGGTTGGCAAAAGCCCCTCGAACTCATTTTCGATATTGCCAAGTTTGTCTAAAAACAAATCAGGGTCTATTGGATTGGCTTTGTCATTGGCAACCATCTTGTAAACGCCACCTATGCGGTCGTGAGCTTTGCCCAAAACATTGAAGTCCACAGCATTTGATTTTTCACCCAATGCATTGGCGACAATTTCGTTGAGCTTTGTTTGGTTTTGTTCTTTGATTGCATTGAACTTGCCGGATGTCATGGGTTGACTTTCCAGCTTGGCTTCCAATTGCTGCAAAGAACGCGAACCGGTCGCCTGTCCTGGTGTGACCTTAAAACCGCGCTCTTGAGCCCATTTCAGCAACTTGTCTTGCGATTGAGTAAGCCCGCCAACATCGGTAGGGTCAACTGTTCCAAATCCAGCGCCGCCACCAGAAACGTTTACTTGCGGGGTTCCTGTCACATTAGCGGAGCTTTTAGCAGAGCCTTTACCAATGCTGACATCTTGGGCCATCTTGGCATTCTGTGCACCGCCTAAAACACGGCCAATAGATTGCACGCCTTTTTGCACAGAGGCGCCACCAATACCGCCCATTGCAGTGTTTGCAAATCGTTCATATGTGTCAACGCCTGGCTGTATCGCGCCGGTCAAAGCACCGATCAAGCCAGCGCCTGTTACAGTGTTTGCGCCAGGAATGGCGGCAGTTGGCGCCAACATCGCAACGTTTCCAGCGATGTTTCCAAGTGTCCCCGCTGTTGTATTCATCAACGGCGCGTCATATTTGCGTGCTTGGGCAATGTCCGCATCGGACAATCCGCCGATAGACTCAGGCAAATACTGACGCACGCCGCGCCCCACATCGGTCATGGCCTTGCCGACACCGGCCATGAACCGTTGCGTACCGCTCATGCCTTCCGTTGGGTCTGCCGTCAATGGTGCAAGCGGCGCACGCTGTTGACCTTGTATCCACGCCGCCAACTTCTGCGCGGATGCGGTGTCGCCTGCTGCGTGTGCGTTGCGCAGAGCCGTGTAAGCCTGTTCCATTTCCATGTTATCGGCCCCCGTAGGTGTTCAGCAGGTTTTGAATGTCAGCCGGTGGGCGCTGACCTTGGCCTAATGGCGTCACTCCAGCGTATCGCTGCTGAATCTCTTTGACCACTTCAAGCGCAGCCATTTTGCGTGGCGCAGGGATGGTTGGATCACCAATAACACCTGCCATTTGTTTGTAAAGCGCCACATCTTTGTCAGATTGTGGACCACTCATCTTTGGCATCTTGGCAACCAACGCGCCTTCAATTGCCTGCAATTGACCAGTAGCAATGTCGCCACCAGTCGATTTGCCAAACAATCGCCCAGCCTGGTCTACAGCACTACCAATATAACTACCAGTCGCCTTCGGAATAATTTCCTCCGCTTGCTTGATAAGTGCCAGAGCTTCATTGGCCTCTTTCACTGCGGCCTGGGATGTGGCAGTTGGTGCAGCGCGTGACTCACCAGGCTTCATGTCACGAGGCGGCACAACCCATTGACCGTCACGATACTGTGGTTTTAATGCATCTGCGCCACCGCTGCGTTCAAAGTTCAGCCGCTCACGCGCCACACCCAAGTTACCATGGGCCACACCCAACTGGCCACGGGCGATTTGGTTGGATGCAATTTCACCGGGCGTCATGGTCTTGTCAGCCAACTTTTGAACACCGCCGGCCGGGTTTGTTGGGTCATACAAACCAATTGAGCCGCCCGTATCAACGCGCTCCAACGGCGTCCACTGCATGCCGATCTGGGCCACTTGCTGCCCATACTGGTCAATCCCGACGCGCATCGGTTTACCGCCAATGTTCACGGTTTCAATGTTCTTGATTTGTGGTCGGCCAAGGTCACGGCTTTTCGCCAATTCTTCAACCCGCGAAAATGGCACGCCTTGGGCCAGTAACGCTTGGTAATCCAACGCAGGCACTTGCCCGATTGCGCCCGTTTTTTCAGGCGTAGGCCCAACGCGGCCAGGTTGTGCAATAGCGTCTGCGCCAGTTGTAGGCATCACCGCGCCACGCAACAAAGCATCAACACGAGCTTTTTCTGCCGCCTCTGCGCGGCTTTTTTCAGTTGCAGCCTTGTACTGTTCAGCCTGCATCTTGCGCAACTCATTCATCTGCGCTTGCTGCTCTTGCTGATTCTGCGCCTCGATGGCGTTGCTGTAGCCGGTCAGGCCAGCCAGGCCAGCGCGGCCTATTGAGTTCAGCGGTGCACCACGCCGAGCGCCAGCCAAGCCACCAAATGCAGCGGTCAACAGCCCTTGGCCTTCAGGCGTCTTGATAAAGTCAAGCAATCCGTTCATACCAGCCCCCGGCGTTGTTTGCGAAGTTGCCGCCCTTGTTCCACAGCGTCAGGCGTTTGCGCCAACTGGCCCAGCACCTGAGCGCCACCGCCAGGGCTTTGCATGGTTGGGCTTGGTGTGATCGGCTGATCTTGCCCGCCCAGCAACCCCAGTTGGTTGGCAGTGCCAACAGCTTGCGCTATGGGTTTGATGTTGTTCATCAGGCCACCCATGCCGCTTTGCAAGTTGCCAGCGTTGACAAATCCACCAGAGATAGGGTCAAAAGCGGGCATGGCGGTTGCCATGCTTGGTGCTGCACCAGATGCAGCCGCGCCAGCAACGCCAGGTGCTGCGGCACCTGTGCCACCCAAAAGGCCGCCCATTGCCGGGGCAACCGTGCCGCCGACTGCGCCCATACCGGCGCCCAACAAAGCGCCCTTCAACGGGTCTTTGGACTTCATGGCACCAAGACCGGCGCCGATCAACATGGGCAACATCAAAGGAAACATCATTTACCCCCGGAGTCTTGGGTGGTGGTGGAAGTCGAACCAAGCCCAGATCCAAACACGCCGGACATGGCTGCAAGCTGCTTGTAAGGCAGGTTCTGCTGCTCTTGGTACTGCTGATAGTTGAAGTCTTGCTGCTGCTGTGCTTGGTCTTGCAGCATCTGCCCAGCGTTCAGAAGTTGGTTTGCATCGCTGTATGCTTGGTTGCCGTAGCTCTGCGCCATGCCCAACGCTTGCATTTGGTTGGCCCGGTCGGTGCTGTAGGCGTTGCCGTACATCTGCGTTGCAACATCGCCCAGCCCTTGGGACAACTGCTGCCCAAGCCCAGCGTTGCCAAACGAACCAGATCCAGCAGTGGCCGTGTTGAAGTTGCCAATCACGTTTTGCTGCGCCTTGTTGACCATCGCGTCAAGGTACGGATTGGTCTGCCCGCCTTGCAGCGTCTGCATCAGCGTCTGGTTTGCCTGATCCATGATCGGGCTACCTTGCGTCGCTCGGCTCACAATGTCTTGGATGCCTTGGCCCTGAACAGCGTTCAGGTCTGCGAAACGTTGGCCAGTGTAGGCTTGATACGGCTGATCGCTCAGGCCCATCGCCTTTTGCGTGTACGCCGTTGCAAGGGGTTTCAGTTCGTCTGGGATGCTTTGCACCGTAGTGGATTGCCCACCGCCACCACCGCCGCTCATAGTGACACCTCCAAGATGCTGTAAACAGGTTTGAATTCGGTTTTCATTCGGTATAGCCTTTCCTGCGCTTCCTTGGCTGCGCATCGGATTGCGCTACAGCCTAGGGTTTTCGCCATTTCTTTCAATGGCTCTAAGAATCTTGGGAAGTCAACATTGGGGGCGACTAGGTCTGTGATAAACAGCACCCGCTTATTTGGCAACTGATCTACCCGAACCACGCCCCATCCGGCTATCAGTTCACCGTCTCTCAGTTGAAGCAAGGTCCGCTCGCCTCGGGCCAAAATCATCTTCAACTGATCGCCGGTTATTTCACCGCCTGACGCATTGCACGCCCTAGCCAGTGAATCAGCCCCATCGCGCCAAGCGAAGTCTATGTGTGTTGATGGGACTGGTATGAGTTGCATTGTATCGTTTTAGTTGCCAGTCAGGAAGCGACATTGAACCCACGTACCGGGCTCACCGCCAACGGTGCACACCCAGCCAAAAACCACGTACTTGGAACCGACAAGCCCAGCCTCGGATGGCTCAGAGTTCCGCACGAAGTCGCCACGGGCGTGAAGTCCGGTTGTGGGCGCTGCGGTGTCTGCGTTATAGACAGCGGCCAAGCGTCCCTCGGTCAGCCCGTTGACCTGATAGGCGTGTTCTTTCAGTTCACGCAAAACCGATGCGTCGGCCTGAAGTCGTGGGGTTTGGTTGAGTTTCATCGGCGCCCCACCGGTTTAAAGTCAGCCGCCATGTGCGTCACTTTCATCGCGCCATTGATCGTAAACGACGCCCGGTGCCACCTAGCGGCCCGCATAAAATCAAACTTGCCATCTACCATCGAACCAGTCGGCCCGGTGCTAAAAGCGTCACCTGAGCCCATTTTGCTGTATGTCTGCACCGTCGCCGAAGATGGGCCTTCACCCGAAGCAAACCGAAGTCGGATGCGCTTGGCAAGCATCACCTGATCGTCGTCGCCATAGTCGCCAGTTGTCATCGTTGATACGCTCTCCGTCCCGTTCATCAACTGCAACTGGTGCGAGGTGTTGAAGATAGACAGCGACTGACCACCAGCCAGCCAATACTGTGAATCGTAGGGATAGTCCGGAAGCGTGTCATAAGTCGCCCCAGCCGTGTCCCATGTGTTGTAGGTGAATCCAGCCGGAATATACGTCAGCACCGCTTCAACGTCACGATTGGCACGCCCCCACTGCTTAGACAGCAGGTTGTACACCAATGCGCTGTTGGGCGTGCTGGAGCTTGACGATGGAAAATAGACCCACACCAGGTTGTTTTGCCGGTCAAAGTGGCAAATTGTTTTGTACAGCGATGTGTTGTTGCAGTTGTCAAAAAACCACTGCCTAACTTGCTGGTCACCAACCGGGACGGGTGTCGAGCCGTTGAAAATCCAAAAGTTGTCACGGCCAACGAAGAAATGAGCGCCGCCAATGTCGCAAATGGCGTTTTTGCCAACGCACCCAGCCTCACCACTTACCGGTGTCCAGTCCCATACCACGGGCGCACCAACGTATTGACCCAAATAAATGGCATTGGCCTTGTACGCAACTGCGTACTCACCCAGCCGAGCGCCTGCGGTGATCTTGCCGTTTTGCGTCACCAACCGGCCCTTGTTGCACTGCGTGGTGGTGCTGGTCGTCCAATCGGTTTCGTCGTAAATGGCCGAACAATACCAGCCGTCCGGCGTGTCGGTGCCGTCGTCATAGTTCATGGCCATGACAAACGCGCCCACGTTGAAAACAATATCGGCCTTGGGTGCGCCCGATATGTTGGCAAATGCGCCGCTGGTGCTGCGCTGCATGGTGTCTGTTTTGTTGGTGCACAACGTGGCGTCACCGAACTGCGTTATCGTCCAACGGGTATCGGTGCCGCCTGTATAGTTACCGCCTACGGTGCGGGTCACGTCAGACCATGCGCCCCCGCTGAGTTCATACAGCTTCGTTGCAGTCCCGGCGATGATGCGCCGCGTGCCGTCCATCTTGTCAACCACCGAAGCGCCAACGCAAGCCGCAGCCAATGCGGGGACGTCGTTTGGTGTCACCGCACCAGGCGCGGTCTGCATCCCGTTTTTGTACGGGATCAACTGCGAACAGTCAGTCAACACACCCGGCGTCGTTGGATCGGCATCAGGTGAAAAGCCAAGCAGCGGTGTCATCGCGCACGCACCTCAAGGCTAGACCCGTATTTGCGCTGGTTGTTGTCCAGCTTGATTCGCAAAATGGCCGATTCATAAGCAGCCTGCGCCGTGGTCAGCGTGTCGGCGTCCTTGGTGTACATGGCAAGCTGCGCCAGCGTGCCGTGCAAATACGCTTCAGGGTAGCGGGTCAAAATGACGTTGGTTGGGTTTGAGCCAGACAGCGCAGAGAACCGCGCCTTGTACGTCATGCCTAGCGTGCCATCGCCAGATGGCAACACTTGGATGTTGTCGCCGGTAATGGTGTAGTACGTGGGCAACCCGGCCAAATAAGCCTTGGCCTGCATCTGGTCCGGCGTCAGGTACTTCAAAGACCTGATCTGGTCACCTTCCCAAAACACCGCTCGGGCTTGGCTGTAATCGGTGGGCAGTGTGCCAACGCCAGCGGTAACGGTCACATTGGCGTCGTTTTCAAAGTCCACCAGCTTGCACCGTACCTGCAAGTCAGATTCGCAAAGCTGCACAAACGTGGGGATGCGGTCGGTCAGATCGGAGCGGTATGACCACGCTTCAACCTCGTTCAGCAGATCGGTGTAATTGTCAATCATGTGGCCCTCAGCAGCACGTTAAAGCCTTGGCGGGTTTTCTGGAACTGGTGCAGTTCCCAGCGTTGCATGAACCTGGGTAGCCACCAGGATGCGGGGCGCTGTATCAAGTGAGCGTTTCGACCGTCTGACAACACCTTAGCCGCTGGCCCGGTGTGCACGGTGAAAAACGCCCATTGACTGCTGAGCATCATCAAATCGTCCAACACATTATCCAACAAATCGGGCTCAATGTGTTCCAAAACGTCAATGCTCACCACCAAGTCGCACGGCTCTTTACGGCTAAATGCGGCCACTGCCGGGTCATAGCCAATGTATTTGCAATCCCGCTCAGGCTGAAGAACCTTCAACAAGTTGCGCATGGAGCCGCACCCATAGTCTAGGATGGTGTCAACCTCCAGACTGTCAATCAGGTGTGAAACGATTTCACCAAATTGAAGCGAAGCGGTTCCGTAGTTGCCCTTGGCATGTAGCGCCTCTTGCTCGGACTTGTAAGCGTCGCTGATGAGTTCAGGTTGTTGCATGGTTTGCCATTTCGTGTGCGTTGCGCCAATCTTGGGCGTGTGGGGCGTTTTTGTAGTGCGGCCAAGCCGGAATGCCTGCGGTCCAGTGCAGCAACTTGGCGCTTGGGTTGTCTCCATATTCATCGGCCAGCCAATTCCACTCAGCCGGTAAGAATCCAATATCTTCGGGGTCAATGAATCGAAACCGGTGCAAGTAGGCGCCCTTGTGGTACTTTACCGATGTCGGATTGATACCAGTCCATGAATAATGGCCGCAGTTGATAAGCATCAAGCTGCTCCAATTCTTCATAGGGTAGTCCTCGTTCACAGACTCCATTTGCGTTCCGATGTACTTGCGCGGGTGCTTGGTTTGGTAGTCATGCGGTACCACCTGGACCGCCTTTTCCGGGTCGCGCAAATCCCACAGCTTCGCTATGTCGTCTTTCACGATCATGTCAGCACCATCGGCAAAGATGGCCCAGCCTCGATAGCCCATCAAAAATGGCACCAAAAAGCGGGTGTAAATGAAGGCGTTGGTGCCATCCTTTTGCCCACCATCGTAAACACCATTGAAGTGATTCATCGCCAGTGGTGTGATGGCTACCGGAAGGCTTGAATGTTTGATAACCGAGGCGCAAAAGGCGTGATAGCCCACCGCCTCGCGTTCATCAAACCCGGCAAAGATCGGAATCATATGTGCACCTCTGCTGCGAGCCGTTTCATAGTCTGCGCCCATGCTTCGCCCTTCTTTTGCCTGAATAGACTGGTTTTGTACCAAGGGAAATCGCCAGCGTAAAGCCACAGCGTTTTGTCTGGCACCAGAATGACGCTGCGCACGCCAAGCCCACCGGCCAAGTGGTGCACGCTAGTGTGCACACCGATCACCAAATCCAACTCAGCCACCAGCCCAGCAGTGTCGTCGTAATCGTCTGTCAGCGTTGCCCGGTCAAAGTGGCGTATGGGCATGCCAGAGGCTTTGATTTCCTCGGAGGGGTCTTTGTACTGCAACGACACAAAATCAGCGTCTAGGCCCTCTACAAGAGGTCTGAATGCCTCTAGACCGATAGCCCTTGCGTCGGGCCGGTTGTGGCGTGAGCCGCCAGACCATGCGATACCGATCTTTGGTCGGTCGCCCCACGAATTGAATAGCGCACGCCACTGCAAGCGCCGCTCTGGGTCGGCTTTCAACCAAGGCCGAGCCGGGAATGCTTGAATGTCGTTTCTGAAGAATTTTGGAAGCCCAGCAATAGCGCACCGCGCGTCAATCTGGTGATCTGCCAACCAAGGCGCTTCAAGCCTTCGGGTGCCGTACACGTCCACCATCGGAAATGATCGTCGAAACAGCCCTTCAAGCCTTGGGTCGCATTCCAGAATCACATTCTTGGATACTGCCGCCACATCTGGCACGCACGAAGCGTAAAGCACCTCATCGCCCAAGCCTTGCTCACCGTACACCACCACCGTCTGACCCGGTTCGCCGTCCCACCGGCCCTCGTCCTGAAACTGAATCTCTTTGCGGAACTTGCCACCCAGCGAACGATCAAAACCGGCCCAACCTTCGCGCCAGTTGCCACGCGCCAAGTTTGCCATGCCGTTGGTGACATGTGCACCCACTACACCAGCATCCATTTGGATGGCCTTTTCCGACCATTTGAGCGCATCTTGCCAGTGGCATAGCTCAAGGTGTGCCGAAGCAATATTTGCTGCGTATGTAGCCTTTTTCTCAATCTGCCAAGCCTTGTGGAATGCGTCCAGTGCATGAACTGACTTCATGCCGTGGTACGCCATGCCCAGGTAGTTCCAAGCCTGGTGCGACTTCGGGTTGATCTGCGTCACCCGTTTGAACAGGTTCACGGCTAATCCAAACCGTTCGGCCAAGCTGTTGACATAGCCCATCAACAACAAAGCCAGCGCATCATCCGGGTTTTTTTCAAGCAACCGGGTGCATTCGCTGGCTACGTGGTCTGGGTCTGATTCGATTTGGCTTTGAAGCTCTTGGTAAATGCTCACACTTTCCCCGAAGTGGTAAACAGGTAGCCGTATTTGTCGCGGTGCTTGCGCAAATAGGCGGTCAATTCTTTGGCCGAACACGAGAACGGGTCAGGCCCGCCATTTTGCCGGATTTCAAAGCAAACGGCGTTGGGAATGTGCGCCACATGCTGAAAGTTGTTTTTGATGCCAGCCTTGGCATAGTCGCCAGCGTTGCGCAACTTCTCATTGCGCTCCAACGCCCCGCTAATGTCTTGGTCATACCGCACGCGCAATTCACCGTCCTCAATAGCATAACGGGTGCGCAGTCCGGTCAGTTGGTCGAATTCGTCTGAGATGATGGCCATAATGAAAAAAAGGGGAGTGTTTCCACTCCCCCTATTTTAGTTCCGATTAGGAAACCGACTGCACTTTTGCGTGTGCGTTCGGGTTGTCTGCAATCAAGGTGAATTCGGTCAAGATTTCACCGCGAGTGGAGTCACCGGTTTTTGCGCGTTCCTCGAACTTGATCGGGCGCAAGAAGCCGACCGACACGTATTCGGGATCCAAGCACAGCACAGTGCCGGTGCGCTGGTAGCGGTTCAGCTTGATCTTGTGCTCTCCGAAGTCGGAGATGTACAGATCAACGCCGCCCACCACCACACCTTGCGAAGTGCGGCCTTGGTTCACGGACACACCAGCGTAGGTCGAGGCACCAGCAAACGAAGCGATGCGGCGCTTCAGGGTGCTGTTGACCATCACCACGGAAGGGTCGCCGCCGTCTTGCCATGCCAGGTCCAAAGCGGACACCAGATCGGTTTCCACCATAGTGGCAGCGGTGCCGTCGGTCACAGCGCCCCACACGCCAGCGGCATAACCAGGAGTGGTGCCGGTGGTGTTGTTGGTGCCAAGTTGACGATTGACAATCATCACCTCGATACCAGCCGAAGAGCGGGCAGTGCCGGAACCGCCAGCGGAAGAGACTTGGTTCTGAATCAGTGCGAACTCAATGTCGCGCTTCAGTTCCTTGCCCTTCTTGGCAATCTGGTATGCAAATTCCTCTTTGCGGCCGTACTTGCGAACAGCATCAGCAGTGCCGGAAACCATAACGGTTTTCTTGGCAATCTGGGTGTAGTTCGACAGCATGGTCGTGGGGGTGGCAGTCGCGTAGGTGGAATCATCACCTTCAATGGCGCGGTTGGCAGCGGCTGCGGCCAAATCGTCGGTTTGCCATTGGTGGTTGATGGCGCTCACTTTTTTGCGCTTTGCCATCGTCAGGAAAGGGGTTTCGGTCGGTGCGATGTTGAAGATGATGTCCTCAACGTCCTCAGCCAGACCAACCAGGTCATAGGTATCGGTGGTGCCAGTAGCTTGTGCCATGTCAATACTCCAAAATCAACGTTTTCGGGTGTTTGAACGGGCCAGCAGTGCCATTACAGCGTCGTCCACTTTGCCCGATTGCTTCAGGCGGGATTCGGCTTTTTGGCGCGTTGCTTGCGCGTTCGTCGTCATTTGCCCACTAGCGCCAGGCTTCAGCGTCTTGGTTTGCTGTACCTGCTTCGCTTTTGGGTCAGCGTTGCGAACTTTGTACCCGGCATAGGCCAGGTCCAGGGCCTTGATAATGGATTCACTCATGTTCTCGCGCAACATGTCCGGATCAAACCCAAGCTGTTTAACCGAGAACTCCAAAAGGTTCTGGGAATACTCTTCCGACCAGCCTTTGATGTTCTTTTGTGCGTATTCATTCAGCCGACCCAAACGCTCCATTTGTTGCGTTTGTTTCTTTTGCTGAGATTGCGCCACAGCCTCTTGATATTTCGATTCAACCCGCTGCTTTGCAGCATTGAGTTGATTCCACTCAGCCGTTAGTTTCGTCAATTGCACCGGGTCTTGATCGGCCAATGCGTTAACGTCAACATTTTCCAGTTGCTGCAATCGTCGCGTAATCGCCTTGTGATCTGCAATCAGGTCCGATTGCTGCATGGCGATTTGTTGCAACTCTTGCGCGGCCTTCAACTGCGACTCTGCGGACTTTCGCAGATCGGCGGCCTCCTGAAACTTCTTGGTCGCACCGGCCTCAATCTCTTTGACCTTGGACTCGATGCGCTTCGCTTCTTCAGCAAGCGCCGGGGGAAGTTTGAACTTCTCACCGGCTACGTCAATCTCTACCTGTTCGCTTTCGGCGCTTTCATCCTCTTGCGATTCATCCTCGGCGGGTGCGTCGTCCTCTTCGGACTGCTCCGGCGCTTCGGGATCTTCGCTGGGTTCAGCGTCTGGGGTTTCGTCGGTTCCCCACCGTTTCAGCAGTTCAGCGGCTGCCGAATCTTCGCTGTAATTGACCTCCGATTCAATCGGTGTAGTCAGATCACTCATTTACGCTCCTTTAGCGTTAACCAAAAATGCGATCTCGAATCGTTTTCTTTTTCGATTCAAGATTGATTTGCGCAATCTTACCATCGGTAATCGCTTTTTCAAAGAATGCGAAATACTTGGAGTGGAAGTATTGCATACCCTTCAAGAATTGCAAGGTGTTTTGATCTTGCGGCGCTGTTTCCTTAAATAGTCGCCACAACTCTGATTCGATGTGTTCTCTAGCCTCTTTGACCAAATCATCATCGATCAGGCGCTTAGCGCGGTGGCCACGGTCAATCTCTTGTGTGATTTTGTCGCTCATAGCATCAACAGTGCAATATCGTCTTCGTCGTCAATTTCCTGAATCGCTACTTTCGACTGTAGCTCTTTCAGCGTGAAGTCCAATTGTGCATTGGATTCTTTGAGTTGTTTCCAAACCCGGCGCGAAACCTTTTTAACCGCCTCGCCATCATCAATTTCAACGTCACTGCGCTCGACTTCTTCGAGCATGCCCTGAATCATTACGGCAAGCTCGTAATCGTTCAGGTGGTACTTTTTGCCTTTGATGATGTAGTTGCGCTTACCGCCAGCTTGCCTGCGCCGTGGGCCAGCTTGCTTGATATCCACAAAGATATCGTCAAGCGTTATTGCAATCGACTGGTCTTTGCTAGACGGTGCGGCGCTTTGGCTGATGGCGACAGTCACATCGTCCAGCGTTGCTGCCAGACTCTGAGCATGGCTTGCCGTTTGGCTCACGCTGGCGGTGATACCGTCGAGGGTGAACGCGATGCTTTGCGACTTCGCACCGGCCAACTCTTGCGATATGCTGACCGTAACGTCGTCAAGCGTTGCGCTTAGGCTTTGGCTATGTGTGGCAGCCTGGTTAACCGTTGACGATATGCCGTCCAGCGTGAACGCTGCACTCTGGCTGTGCGATAGCGTCTGACTGACTGACGATGTAATGTCGTCTAGGGTGAAGGCGATGGTTTGGGATGTGCCGCCACCAGCCCCCATGTCGAAGATCAGGATGTCGCTGGTGTCATCGCGGAAAAGCTGCCAGGGGTTGGCGGAGATGGACGCTATTTCGGCGTCGCTGAGGGCGCGGTTCCAGCGAACAGAAAGCGTTATTGGTTTTGCCCAATAGGTAGCCGAACTCCTGTCACCAGTGAAAGAGCCACCAAGGGTATAGGTGCTGTTGTCTGGTATGCTCGATCCGGAGCCTCCGACCCAAGCACACGCGATTCCGTCTAGAAAAACAGACTCATTATCTGCTGCTATAGACCTATGAACAAGCACAGATTCCCGAACGAAAGCGCCAGTGGAATACCTATGCGATGCCAGTCTTGAAGAAAATACAAGGTTCCCACTGTACAGACGTATCGCCATACCGTGGTTTATTACGGCCACATTCCATGTGCCTGTCTGTGGGGCAATGATTGCCAGATGCGTCTGATTTGATGTTCCGACAGTCGCTTTCGACAGCGGCAGGTCAATCTGGTTTTGGTTGTAGTTAATACCACGTCCAAAGCGATTAGGAGCATCCGAAATAGCGGCTGATGTGTAGAGCGTTCCTTGTCCTGTTATGACGTCACCGAAAGGCGTACCAGCACTTATTAAGCCCATACTGATCGGATTCGCCCAATCAACCCCAACCGGCCCTTGTGGTTGCCGATCAAATCCTCCACCAGGTGTCCAAATGCCCTGTGCCATCGCCTACCTTATGCAGCAGGCTTGAAGCTGTACGGCGTGACCTTGAGCGTCCAACCGGCGCTCAGCGTCTGCCCTGTCGCGTTGTTGTGGACGTAGTAGTCAGCCTCCCACGGCACGTTGCGGGCATCAACAGCCAGGTACTGCGTGGTGGTGACGTTGTTGACCACAAACGAGCCGATGAACACCACAGGCCGCGTGGTCTCTGGGGCGTCGCCATCGTTAGTACCGTCGATGTTCAGCGGTCGTGCGTACAGGGCCAGCACCGTGTTTTCAGTGGGTGCCGTTGCAAACGTTGCGGCCAGCACAAACCTCGCATGCGGGTAGCTGCTGCCATCGGCCACGATGCCGTAGCTGGCGTCGTCCGCTTGGGCGATGGCATTGTTGGCAATGCTGGCACCGTTGGCCTCCAGGGTTTTTTGGGTGCCCAGCACCACGATCATTTCACCGGCCATGTCAGATGCCTCCCAAGGTCAAGCGGCCTTCGGCCACGTTCAGTGCGTCGGACACGGTGCCAACAGCAACAGGGTCTGCAACCTCGGCAACAGCTTTAAGCGCAGCGCCGGCAGCAGGTGGCAGAGCACCACCGGCCACCAGTTGGTCGATCATCCCGCGTGTGGCAGGGCTCCCAAAATCCAATTCGCCGCGCTCAATCAAGTACCAAGCCCACTTGACGGCGGGGTTGCCCGCCTTGATGGCCTCAAGGCCGTCCAGCACCGCAGCGCCGTCCAGCGGCCCCAGCGTTTCCAGGACCGCGCCGATGCCGCCGTTGGTTTTGACCACGCGCACGCGGCCAGCACTCAGCACCTGTGCGATCAGATCGTCGCGGCGGTTGGGCAGGTGCGCGTCGATGGCGGTGACCTCTTCGGCCGTGAGGCTGCGCCCTGCCAGCCCCTCCAGAGCGGTTTGTTGTGCGGGGGTCATGTTAAGCATTCCCCTCGGTAATCGTTCCGCTGCTGGTGGTGATGGTGTCACTCACCGCAATGGTGGTGTTGGTGATGATGATGTTCGTGCCGCTGGTGCCAACGGTCAGACCTTCAATCACCATCGTGGTGCCGTCGCTCTTGAACAGTCGAGCAATGGCTGCGGTGCCTGCTGCAAGTCCGGTGCCGTTACCTACTGCGTTAAGCGTCAGCACACCACCAGAGACAGTGCCAAACGTTGCGGCGCAAGTGGACTCGTACAGCTTGGTGCCGTAGCCGGATGTGTAAACCGCCAGTTTTGCGCCAGAGCCAGCCTCTGTGACGATGGCTGTAGCGCGGGCGTTGCGCAGGGTTGTGTTCAGAGTGATAGCCATGTGTTACCTCATTTCAAACCAATGGCGCGACCGTTCTCGTCACGCTCTATTTCGCGGACAACGCCGCCCACGTCAACACCGATAGCCTTCCCATCGGCGTCACGAACCAGTTTGCGCGGCGCGTTCATGTTCTGCGCCAGTTGATTGATGGCGTTCCCAAACTGTGCGGAACGCTCCTCGATCACTTGCATCATCATCTGACCCAAGCGATCAGACAGCGCCGATTCAATCTCACCGGCCTTGCTTGCCACCTCGCCTTCAATGCCGTCTTTGCGGCCCATCTGAGCGATGATGAGCTTGGTTTCGTTGTCCTGTTGCGTCTTGTACTGCGTGCGCTCAGTTTCGGCTTGCTGCTTCAGAATCTCAAGCTGCTTCTGTGTCTCAATTTGCATCTCTGCAATGTACTGGCTCGACTCCTGTTTGTACCGCTCAAGCTCTGCACGCATCTGGGCTTCCAGCGCAGCGCGTTCGGCGTCGCGGGCATCGTTGCTGGCCTGCAACTCAAGCTCAAGCCGTGCGCGTTCGCGGTCTGCCTCAATCTTGGCCTGTGCGGCCATTTGCTCGGCCTGAAACCGCTGCACATCGGACTGTTGGCGCATCTGCTCCACCATGACGCGGGGATCAGGCATGGGCGGCTTTGGCGGCACCTTGGCCGGATCGGTCCAGAATGCGGCGGCATCCTTGAACCCAGCGGCGCGGGAGA